ATGGACAAATTTGAAAATCTACAGACAAGCAGCGAAGACAGGCAGTATTACATCCCAATGGAGGTAACACCGGAAACCATCAAAGATTTCGGTATTGATCCGGCGGATGTAGTTTGGACGAAAATTGGAAATAAACTGAAGAAAGCTATTATGGTTCCAGCAACTAAAGAACAATATTATGAATATATGCGTCCACTTTGGCGTGAGGATAAGCGTGAACAGCGTTTGAGCAAGACGGTATCATGCGAGGTGGATGATGTTTCAAATAAGGAAAGGTGTAAGGAGTGGCAGAAAAGGCCGGTTTCCTTGGACGAATTATTCAATAATACGGAATACGAAGTTGCTGATACTTCCGACCTTGAGGCGGATGTTATGAAGAAAATGCTGATTGACGAACTGCACAAGGTACTGGACGGGTTGGAAGAAATTGACCGCACGATTATGGAAATGTATGGCACCAACCATAGTGAAGCCGAAATTGGACGGGTCATCGGCATGAGCCAGAAAGGTGTTAACAAGCGCAAACACCGGATCTTGTTGAAGATCAAGACCCGACTAAACAATTTTCAATAAGAAGCAAATCTCCGCCTGTTCTACCACAGCAGCATGTGATGGAACAGGCTTTTATATTTTTTTAGCAATTATGGTTCTTAAAATATCGGCAGATGTCCTTTTACTTGCAGAGGGGCAGGAAAGCCACTCGGAAAGGACGGTGTCAACATGACAATCCGATGTAGATCAGGCACAAAAGCAAATGGCCGTCAGGAACTCGATCATGAGTTATCTGATGTGCTTATTGCAATCAGTGTGGTGTCACGGCGAATCGCTGACCGGTTTTGGGCAGTCAGCACAATTGAAACAGTGAAGAGGAAAGGAGACAATCCCAATGGGAAAAGAACACGAATTATCCATGCTCATTGACGAGCTCAAAAAATGTGGCGAAACATTGGTCGGTATTTCTGGCGAACTGGCTGACTTTTTCAGCAGTGCGGATGCAGAAAAACCGCCTGTAAAAAAGGCTGCTGCTAAGAAAAAAGCAGTCGGGGAACCTAAAACCGAAGTGCAGAAAGGAAAGGAACTCACGCTTGAAGATGTCAGGGCTGTTTGTGCGGATAAGGCCCGCAAAGGCTATACCGCACAGGTCAAGGCAATCATTAATCAACATGGTGTGGGAAGGCTGTCCGATGTAAACCCGGTAGAATACAAGGCCTTGCTTGCGGAAGTGGAGGTACTTGGCAATGCCGGATAAACACGCAGTCTTATCAGCCTCATCCAGTCATAGGTGGTTACAATGTCCACCCTCGGCCTTGCTGTGTTCCAAAGCGGGCGATACCACCAGTGAGTTTGCAATACAGGGAACGGATGCCCACAGCCTTTGTGAGTACAAGCTGAAAACAGCACTGGGGCAGAAGTCAGCAGATCCTACGGAAAATCTTACGTACTTTAATGAAGAGATGGCGGACTGTGCTGACATGTATGTTCAGTATGTGATGGAACAGCTTGCGATGGTACAGAAAACATGTAAAGACCCGATGGTGTTGGTTGAACAGCGACTGGATTTCTCTCGATGGGTACCGCAGGGTTTTGGTACCGGTGACTGCGTGATCGTGGCAGACGGAGTGCTTTCGATTAGCGATCTAAAATTTGGAGTGGGAATTTTGGTGGAAGCGGAACGGAATCCACAACTGATGTGTTATGCACTCGGTGCACTGGATTTGTTTGACGGCATCTATGATATCGAACAGGTGTCCATGACCATCTTCCAGCCGCGCCGCGAAAACATCAGCACTTATACCATTTCCAAAGAAGAACTGCTCTCCTGGGCAGACAATACACTGAAGCCGACGGCAGAACTGGCGGCTAAAGGCGAAGGCAAGTTCAAGGCCGGGGAGCATTGTCGGTTCTGCAAGGTGAAAGCTACCTGCCGGAAGCGGGCAGAATATAACCTGGAATTGGCCCGATATGATTTTGCAATGCCATCCACTCTGGGAGATGAGGAGATAGAAGCGATTCTTTCCAAAGCAGATGCACTGGTATCCTGGGCCAGCGATGTAAAGGAATATGCGTTGCAACAGGCGGTCAGCGGCAAGGAATGGCATGATTGGAAAATTGTCGAGGGACGTTCCAACCGGAAATATGTGAATGAACATGCTGTGGCGGAAACTGTTGAAAAAGCCGGATTTGACCCGTATGAGCACAAGGTGCTGGGCATTACGGCGATGACTAAACTGCTCGGCAAAACAAAATTTGAAGAAATGCTCTCGGATTTCATTGAAAAGCCGCAGGGCAAGCCAACACTAGTACCGATGTCGGATAAACGTCCGGCCATGAATACGGCAGCTAGTGATTTTAAGGAGGACAACTAATATGTCAAAAAAATATGTGAATCTGACAAAAGTGATTACCGGTATCAATACAAGATGGAGCTATTGCAATGCCTGGGAACCAAAATCAATAAATGGCGGTACACCCAAATATAGTGTGAGCCTTATCATTCCGAAAAACGATACCGTAACCATCAACAAGATTAAGGCAGCTATTCAGGCAGCGTATAACGAAGGAGAGTCCAAGTTGAAAGGAAACGGCAAGACCGTGCCAGCACTTTCTGTTCTAAAGACGCCACTTCGTGACGGGGATATGGAACGACCCGACGATGCAGCCTATGCCAACAGCTACTTTATCAATGCCAACAGTGCATCCGCCCCGGGCATTGTAGACGCAGCGTGCCAGCCTATTATCGAACGCAGTGAAGTGTACAGCGGCGTGTATGGTCGTGCTTCCATCAATTTCTATGCCTTCAACTCCAACGGCAATAAGGGTATCGCCTGCGGTTTGAATAACCTGCAGAAGATTAAGGACGGAGAGCCGTTAGGCGGGAAGGCAAGGGCGGAAGATGACTTTGCTTCTGCCGATGACGAAGATTTTCTGAGCTAATAGGAGGAAACAGTGATGGAAGAAGCAATCATTGAAGGCATCTTTTCCCTGTTGCTCATTATCGGCATGTTCAGCACCGGCATCCTCTTCACAGATTATTACACCAAACGTCAGGAGCGGCGTGAACAGGAGAAAAACGAGCTCAGGAATAATATGGAGTACCTGATTAAATGTGCTGAAGGCAACAGTCAAAAGATTGAAGTTTTAAGTAACATTTGTGACGAAATCCGGACAAAGGGTAAGTAAAGGAAGGCGGTGGGGGAAACCCTGCCGCTTTTTTCTATATGGAGGTTGATCATGAAAACATTATCTCTGGATATTGAAACCTACAGCAGCGTGAACCTTGGACGGGCCGGAGTGTACCGCTATGCCGAATCCCCGGATTTCGACATTCTCCTTCTGGGGTATTCGATAGACCATGGCCCGGTACAAGTGGTAGATATCGCCTGTGGTGAAAGGGTTCCTGAAGAAGTCTTGGATGCCCTTACAGATAAAAAAGTCACAAAATGGGCGTTCAATGCGCAGTTTGAAAGGGTGTGTTTATCTTGTTGGCTTCGGAAAAATTACCCTTCCTATTTCAAAAGGGACGACACGGACGATGAAGCTATGAAGATGTACCTTTCTCCCTATTCCTGGAAATGCTCTCGCATATGGGCTGCCTACATGGGACTGCCGCTTTCGCTGGAAGGGGCAGGGGCCATTCTTCGCCTTGAGGACCAGAAGATGAAAGAAGGCAAGGATCTCATCCGTTATTTCTGTACACCCTGCCGGCCAACCAAGATCAACAGGGGGAGAACTAGGAATTACCCATATCACGCTCTGGATAAGTGGGCCGTGTTTAAGTCTTACAACCAAAGGGATGTGGAAGTCGAGATGGCCATACAGGAAAAGCTCAAACGGTACCCTGTGCCGGAATCTGTGTGGGACGAATACCACATCGACCAGGAAATCAACGACAGAGGAATCGCTATCGATAGGACGCTTGTCAAAGAGGCGCTGGCTATCGACGAAAAATCACGGAGTGCCCTGGTGGAAGAACTGAAGCGTAAGACGGGCCTCGTGAACCCTAACTCGGTTATGCAGATGATGGACTGGCTTTCCCGAAACGGCATCGATACTGATTCCCTGGGAAAGAAGAACGTGCAGGAGCTTTTGAAAACGGCGAACGAGCCGGTGAGGGAAGTCCTGCTGCTTCGTCAGAAGCTTGCCAAATCCTCCGTCCGTAAGTACGAAGCCATGGAAACCACAGCCTGCAGCGATGGCAGGGCCAGGGGAATGTTCCAGTTCTATGGAGCGAACCGTACAGGAAGATTCGCCGGACGCCATATCCAACTGCAGAATCTTCCGCAAAACCACATGGAAGATCTCTCTGAGGCTCGGGAGTTGGTGCGCCAGGGAAACTTTGAGGCCCTGGATATTCTCTACGATTCCATTCCTGATGTCCTTTCACAGCTGATCCGGACCGCCTTTGTGCCAAGGGCGGGTATGAAATTCGTTGTGGCCGATTTCTCATCCATTGAAGCTCGCGTGCTTTCCTGGCTGGCGGGGGAAACCTGGAAGTCTAAAGCCTTTGCAGACGGAAAGGATATCTATTGCTCCACTGCAAGTCAGATGTTTGGGGTGCCGGTAGTGAAGCACGGTGTAAATGGAGAACTCCGGCAGAAAGGCAAGATTGCGGAACTGGCATGTATTGCAGAAGGTGAGCTCGTTCTTACGGACCATGGACTGATTCCTATTGAAAAAGTCACCAGGACGGACCGGGTATGGGACGGAAATAACTGGGTGCTACATGATGGGGTCATCTATCGGGGTGTAAGGAAAACTGTGCAGTATGAAGGGCTTCGGGCTACGCCAGACCATCTCGTGTATGCCTTGGAAAACAATAAACCTTTGCCATTTGGAGAAGTGATAGAGCAAGGGCTTCACCTTTTAAAAGCTTGCTCGTTAGTGGAGTCAAAGGGAAACGGCCAGCCCCTTATGACTAGAGTTTATGACATACGAAATGCCGGACCATATCACCGTTTTACCGTATCGGGATGCCTCGTACACAACTGCGGGTACGGTGGCTCTGTAGGAGCTCTTAAGGCTATGGGTGCTATCGACATGGGGCTGAAGGAAGAAGAGCTTTCACCCTTGGTTCAGTCTTGGCGCTCTGCCAACCCTCATATTGTTCAATTCTGGTGGCAGGTAGATGCCGCCGTGAAGAAGGCCATCAAGGAGCGCGTCTCTGTGACGCTTAAAAATATCCGCTTCTTCTGGCAGAGCGGCATGCTCTTTATCCAGCTCCCCAGCGGCCGCTGCCTTTCTTATGTCAAACCGCAGATAGGGGAGAACCGCTTTGGCGGGGAAGCCGTAACTTATGAAGGAATCGGTGCCACCAAGAAGTGGGAGCGGCTGGAAAGTTATGGACCCAAGTTTGTAGAAAATATCGTTCAAGCCATCAGCCGTGACATTCTCTGCTATGCCATGAAGACGCTCCGTCAATGCTACATAGCAGGGCACGTCCATGATGAACTCATTATCGAATGCAGCCGTGACACCAAAGTAGCGGATATCTGCGAAAAAATGGGTAGAACACCGCCCTGGACACCAGGACTTCTTCTCCGGGCTGACGGCTACGAATGTGATTTTTATAAAAAAGATTGAAAAGCTGGTACTTAAAAGAGTGAATCCCGTCCTGTTACTGATGGAAGGTAAATCGCCTTCAGACTTGTATTTTTTACAAAGGAGGATTTATGAAAGTTCTCATTCCACCAAACAGTTACGGTATTTTGGCAGACCAGAGGGGCGTGGCCATGGTAGACAGCCTTTTTGTGGCTGAGGCGTTCGAAAAGCAGCACAAGAACGTACTTCGTGACATCGCCAAGATTACTGAATCCACATCTGGATTGAGTAAGGAGTTCACTGAGCTCAACTTTGAGCTCAGCTATTATCGGGATTCCACAGGAAGAAAACTGCCTCGTTATTTCATGACCAGGGATGGCTTCACGATACTGGTCATGGGATACACCGGTCCCAAGGCTATGCGCTTTAAAGAGCTGTACATCCAGCGCTTCAACGAAATGGAAGCATGCATCCATTCTCTGCTTACCGCCAGAGAGGAGTTTCCACTTCTGACCAGCATGATTTGCCAGCTGCATGAAAATCCCAAGCCCTACCACTTCAGCAACGAATGCGACATGCTGAATCGCATCGTTTTGGGGAAGACTGCTAAACAGTTCCGCCTGGAAAACAGCATCGCCAAAGGACAGAGCATTAGGCCGTATCTGAATCAGCAGCAGATCTCTGCTCTGGAGGTTCTGCAGCATCTGGACTTTGGCCTGCTCTATTCCGGCATCGATTTTCAGACCCGTAAGCAGCTGCTTACTAATTATTACAAAACCAACCTGGAGGGATAAGAATGTTTTATGTCAAAGAAAGAATCAATGGCGGTGCGGAAATCAGCATCGATATCACCGATGAAAATGTATTCTGCCGCTGCCCGCGGTGCGGGAGTGAGGTAGCAGTGGACCTTGAGAATGTGCTCTCCAGCGGGGGAGACCTCTATGGCACATCGGTATTCTGCGACAAATGCGCAGAGAAAATGATGAGGAAACACCATGGAACTGGACCCAAAGCGTAATGCCGAACATTACATGGACCCTACGGCCTACGAAGCTATCCGGAACATTGAACCGGAGAAGTTCCCTTTTAAGCCCCTGGTCTATATCTGCTCCCCATACTCCGGTGATGTGGAAGGCAATACGAAAAGGACAAGGGATTATTGCCGCTATGCCGTGGACAAGGGGTGCATCCCGCTGGCCCCGCATCTGTATTTTCCTCAGTTCTTGGACGATAGGACCGAAAGGCCCCTCGCCCTCTTTATGGATATTGTGCTTCTTTCGAAGTGTGCTGAGCTCTGGGTATTTGGTGAAACCATCTCCGAGGGCATGCAGAAGGAAATCCGGTACGCCCAGAGAAAGGGCAAGCTGGTCAAGTATTTTAGTGAGGTGACCTGAATGATTTTTGATATTTTTTCTTCCTCTCTTAGAGGAGCAAGTGCCAACTGCCGCTATCCGGAAAAGAAAACCATCCGGAATACGGAGGATTTGAAGGAAGCCGCAGGCTTCGACCACGTGGCTGTAGAGTTCAAAGACAGCTACAGAAGCAGGAAGAACTTTATTGCTTCCGATGTTGTCGTGATGGATTGCGATAACGGCAATACAGATAACCCAGATGATTGGGTGAAACCTGAAATGCTGCAGGATATGTTCCCCGATACTGCCTTTGCTGTTGTTCCATCCAGGAATAATGAGAAAGAAAAAGACGGGAAGAGTGCAAGACCCCGGTTTCATGTGTATTTCCCCATTAAGAAAACAACCGATGAGAAGGTATACGCACAGCTTAAAAGAAGGATCTGCCGCGGCTGGCCCTTTTTTGACAGTGCTGCCTTAGACTCGGCCAGGTTCCTTTATGGAACTTCAGTGGACTTTGTGCTCTGGCATGACGGAAGCGAGACCATTGAAGAAATGGTAGTGCCTCCGGAGAAAATCGGGACTATCCCCAAAGGACAGCGGAACAGCACCATGAGCCGCTTTGCCGGCCGTGTCATCAAGCGCTATGGGCCGACTGACAAAGCCTATGGAATTTTCATGGACGAGGCAGAGAAGTGCGACCCGCCGCTGGAAGATGAGGAACTCGACCACATCTGGCAGAGCGCCCTTCGCTTCGGGAAACGGGTAGCTGCTCAGGAAGGGTATATCAGCCCAGAAAAGTACAACAATGACTTTGGTACCGTAAAGCCCCTGAAGCCATCCGATTACTCAGATATTGGCCAGGCCAAGGTTCTGGTCAGAGAATACGGGAGCGAACTGAAATACACTCCGGCCACAGAATACCTCCGCTATGACGGAAAGCGCTGGGTGGAATCCAAGCAGCGGGCCGTGGGCGCCATGGAGGAATTCCTGGACCTCCAGCTTGCCGAAGCGCAGGATGCTTTGGCGAATGCCGTGAAAGCCTTAAAGGAAGGCGGGGTTTCTGCTGAAGATATTCGGAGCGGTGGGAAAACTCTGGAAAAACAGATCGAAAAGGACCTGGCCAAAGCCTATGATGACTATCTGTCGGCTCTGCAGTACCAGAAGTTTATTCTGAAGCGCCGCGACATGAAATACGTGATGTCTGCTCTGCAGGCCGCCAAGCCCATGCTGGAAATTAGCTATGATGACTTGGATAGCGACCCGTTCCTTCTAAACTGCCCGGATGGTACGTATGACCTCCGGCAGGGTACCTCCAAGAAAAAGGAGCACAACGCTAGAGACCTCATTACAAAGATTACCGCGGCTGCCCCAGGAGATGAGGGTAAAGAAATCTGGCTGGATTCCGTCAACCGTACATTTAGCGGAGACCAGGAGCTCATCGATTATGTGCAGAAGATTGCCGGACTTTGTGCCATCGGTCAGGTAGAGCTGGAAGCTCTGATTATTTCCTACGGCGAAGGCTCTAATGGCAAGTCCACATTCTGGAATACCATAGCCGGGGTACTTGGCAATTACAGCGGTAATATCTCTGCTGATACCCTTACCGTGAACTGCAGAAGAAACGTGAAACCTGAGCTGGCCGAAGCCAAAGGCAAACGCCTCCTTATTGCGGCCGAGCTTGAAGAAGGCATGCGTATTTCCACCTCCGTGGTAAAGCAGCTCTGCTCCACCGACAGAATTGCCGCTGAAAAAAAATACAAGGACCCGGCCAGCTTCACGCCTTCTCACACTCTCGTCCTTTACACGAATCACCTGCCGAGGGTTGGAGCCATGGACGCGGGCATTTGGAGAAGACTTATCGTCATTCCATTCCTTGCTACCATCACCGGGGAAAAGGACATCAAAAACTACTCTCAGTACCTTCTGGCTCATGCTTCTCCCTACATCATGAAATGGATTATGGAAGGAGCCGAGAAAGCTATCCAGTGCGGGTTCAACTTTGATCAGCCGGCCTGCGTGAAGAAAGCCATTAGCGAATATCGTGCAGAAAACGACTGGATGACTCATTTCATTGAAGACTGCTGCGAAGAAGCTCCCAATGGCTTTGTTTCATCAGGAAAGCTGTATGAAGAATACAGAGCCTTCTGCAACAGGACCGGTGAATATGTTCGTACTGCAAACGAATTCATCAAAACCTTGGAGCAGAGAGGTTATGAAAGAAGAAGAAAGAAGGACGGGCGTTATATTCTGGGCCTTCACCTTAAGGTAAAGGAATTTTTGTCAGAAGAGTGATGCTTGAATATTTATATCCCTTCAGGAATCCTTTCTTTAGAGAAACTACTATAAGAAAAGTTATGTTTTGAGGAGGCATTCTCCGTCACCCGGATGAAAAACCAGAAAGGTGACGGCAAATGCCACCCCAAACATAAACCTCCTTTAGGATAGTTTTTTAGAAAAATTACTATAAGAAAAGTTAT